ACTCTGGCATTTCAGGGATTTCTGGGACGGGCACTTGCTTGAGGATTGATTCCGTCAGCTCTAGCTTCATTTCGCTTAGATAGAGCTTCATCATTGACGGAACGCGCGTGTAAGCCATCACGCCCATGACTGCCATCGTGCCAGACATGACAAAGCCCAGAACGCCGAGCAAGTTGTAAACCTTTTGCATAGCAAAAAGGCCCCTGTGAAGGGGCCAAGAAACGTGTGAGGTTCCAGCTAAAAGCTAGCTCAGAACTTGTACTTCATGCCAGCCTTCAGGCCATAGCCAGCGTCGCTGTCCTTGTACTTGGCATAGGACACCTCGCCGTAAACATCCAGCGGTTCTGCCACAGGAGCAGACACGTTGGCCTTGCCAGAGAAGCCAACAGAGGTGTCACCTGCATCAGGCTGAAGCCAGGATGGGCCGCCTTGGATGCTGAAGTTGCCCTTCTCCCAGCCAACATGAGCATCAAAAACAGCACCGCCAAAGTCAGAACCTGACCAGGCACCATTCCACTCAGGGTTCAGGAAAAACCCATCGGCTTTGGCTGCAGGAGATGCCAGCACAGCTGCCGAAACGACGGCACCACTCACAAGAAGAGTTTTGAACATTGGAAAGGGGATTAACGTTTTCCTTGGCCACGATACTTCTTGCGGCCGTGTGACACTTTCGAGTGCTGTCCATTCCCTTGGCGTGTCTTTTTGGGCCGGCTAGGGACAAAGTTTTGCCCGTTGAGTGACTTGGCCATCAGTAGCCGTCAGTTGAATCCAGGTTGCGGTACTTGTTTGCTAGTCCAGTAAACAGACCATGCTGAGGATGGCTGATCATGTCGCGGCCATCAAGGAAGAACAGCTCCTCCATCCAAAGCGTCCGGGCCTTCATCACTTCAACATCAGTCGCGCCGTAGCTGGCGGTCATCAAAGGGTCAGGGCGCTGCATCGGGAAAGTCCTTGCAGGTGGATTTTAACTGCCCCTTAGCAAGCCATCAGCACACAAGGGACGCAATAACTGCCATCGGAGTAAGTGGTCGAAACTGTGGTGCTCGTCACCTTGGCAATGGTCTTTGAACGCACGATGTCATCATCTTGCGGTTTTGCTGTTCCATCACCCGCAGACATCAGCAAATCACCGCGTGCAACGGTGGTCCCCTGTGCAATGCGGATAACAAAATCACCCGTCATTGCACAGTGGAAATCGTCGGTGTAAGTGTCATCGTCATCGTCCCAATCCTGGAAGACACCAGCCACGTTGACGTCACCTTCGACATCACTAACTTTCATGCGGTTCAGCTGTTCGTTGTCTTCCGTTCCAGCAGCAACAGCAGGCGTTTTCACGTCGCCAACACTGACGCCTTCAGGTAGCTCATCCTCTTCTGTGTAAAGCACTGCATTCCGGGCCTCATAAGCCCATTCGCACATTTCATCAAGGTTGCTTAAAACAGTGCCACGCAAGATCTCGACACGCTCTCCGCCGCCTTCAAGTTGTGACCAACGAGAAAGGTGGGCACCAACAAGGGTGACAGAAGTTCCTGAAACGTTGATGCTGCCTTCATTTGTGCCAGCCTGAAAGAACGCTATCAGGTTTCCATCATTAGTCATTCTGTTGACTTTGAATGGAGTCCCGCTTGCTTCTGCAACTTCAAGGCCGCCATCACTCATTACAACTGTTCCTCCATCGCTTCCATTAGTTGAAACCGACGTGTCGCCAAAATTGGCCATATTTATTCCGACTGTGCCGTCTTCATGCACCCTGATCCGCTCAGTCGGGCTGCTGCCACTATCTGCGGTTGTGGAAATTTGCAGGCGAGTTGGGTGTGAAGAACCAGAGGTCCAAGTACCGCCATCGCGCACAGCTGATATTTTTGCGCCTTCGTTGGCGCTGTTATCTGCGAAATAAATATCCGCCATCGCCTGACCGTTTAGAGGTGCGCCACCTCTCTGCAAATAGATACGGGCAGCGCCAGTCGCACCACCGCTTGAGCCCTGGAATACGGAGTTTGCATTAGCAGAAGAGCTAGTTGCCCCCCTCAACAACCGCCCATCGCTGTCGATACGCGCAGCCTCATCGCCATCAACATCAAACGAAATTATTGAAGCCGTAGTTTCATTTCCTTCATCTGCCTGTAAAAACAAGCTGCCGCCACTATTCTTGACTTGGCAATATGGAGTGCCTGTTGCGTCACTATCTTCTAAGCGTAAGGTAGGTTCAGTAGAGGTCAGGTGTAAAAGTTCTGCTGGAGCAGCGTTTCCAATGCCTACGCGGTCGTCAGTTGCATCGACGTGAAGCACATTGGTGTCAACTGTTAAATCTTGAGCACCAAAATCAGGGTCGATTTTTGTGCCAGCAATCGCAGCACTAGCATTTACATCAGCGTTGACAATCGCGCCATCTGCAATCTTGGCGCTAGTTACGGCGCTATCGGCAATCTCTGCCGTAGAGATTTCTCCGCTGGCTGCAGCAGTAATCCGACCCTGAGCATCGACCGTAATATCAGCAGCCGTGTAACTGCCTGCAGTAACTGCCGTGTTTGCCAGCTTGTCAGCGGTAACTGCGTCATCAGCGATTTCAGCAGTGGAGATTGTGCCGTTGGCCGCAGCAGTGATGCGTCCTTGTGCATCAACGGTGATGTCTGCTGCTGTGTAGCTGCCAGCCGTTACCGCCGTGTCTGCCAGCTTGTCAGCAGTTACGGCATCATCCGCAATGTAGTCAGTCGCAATAGCGGTGCCGTTCCAAACGCCGGTAGCAATCGTTCCAACGCTGGTCAGGCTGGAGCTGACAACGGCACTGCCAAGGCTTGTCGCGTCCAAGACCTTGGTGCCATTAATTCGAAACTCTTTGCTGCTGGCAATGTTGACGTGCTCAGAAAAATCCCAACTGTCGGTGCTATTGGTCCAAAGAATTGTGTGATCGGTTGCCCCTTTTAATGTCAGACCACCGCCGTCGGCTGTTGTGTCTGTAGGTGTAGCGACAGTCCCTAATTCGATATTTTTGTCATCGACCTGCAGTGTTGTGCTGTTGATCGTCGTGGTCGTGCCATTGACTGTCAGATCCCCTGCAATAGTGGCATTTCCATCGAATGTGGCATTGCCAGTTACATCTAACGTTCCCGGAACATCGATATTGCTGGTGAACTCAACACCAGTCCCAGCAGCATCCGTCTGCAGGATTTGGCGGGCAGTGCCATTCGCCAACTTGCTGACGGCAATTTCCGCGTCAGATTCAATGTCTGAATTTGATAGGCGCCCAAGTATTTGATAGCTCAGGCTGCTCCATGCCGTTGAGCCATCACCGATCTTGATCTTGCCCGTGTCAGTTTCACGCCCTACTTCATTGGCCAGCAGCACTGGGTCATGAACGTTCCAGTTGGCGGCAGTATCGGCACGAAACTGAAAACGTACCTGAACGGTGGTGGGTGTCGTCATCGCTTGGCGCCTTTGCCTTGAAGGATAAGAGTTGCGGCTGGGCTGTCTGGGTCAGCTGCTCCTGCGTTAAGGATAAATGGAGCAAAACCCTGAAACACGTAAGAGCTGAATGATGTTGCCGTGACCTCTGATTGTTCGGCGTCCCCGCCTTGGAGGTCATACAACAGGCTGACGCCAAAGATTACTCGCAGCGTTACTACAACTTCATAATGCAACCCTGTGTGCCGTTCCTCCGGTGGTGCCGCGTACTTGTATTTTGAGTTTGATGCCACGACGTGACTGAGTTCGCCCCAAACTGCTGTCGGGACTTCAAAAGCATCAAACGTGCCGCCAACCCCAAAGTAGTGATCCCGGAGGCTTTCTACTTGCGCCTGGGTCAACGCTCGATAAGACAACGTCAGGCTGTGACCAGTCGTCCGCAGTGAATGACGGAAACGAATAGGCCCACTGCCCAGGAAAGATTCCTCTCTGATGTTTAACCGCCCAAGGTCAAAGGAAATACTTTGCGGGATGAGCGTTGGATACGGGGGGTCGGGTTGTGTGGCGGTCATTTTTACAAGGTGTAAGAGGGTATAAGTTCAAGCTCAACCTGGACAGTAAACACGCTTGGAACATATTCTGTCTGGGGCGAGCCAGCGTAAATAAAAACGTAGCCGGACGGAAAAGTGATATTTGCCCCTTCAGTAATTGAACTTGGTATATCAAAGGATTCAAAGCGGCCGTGGGTTCCATAGTGACTAACGATCAAAAAATGTTGATCAGCCGTTAGTCCGGTAAAGCCAAGACGCAAGATGTGCCCCAACGCTGCGTTGCTGTGGCGCACGGCAGTCTCGTCACCTTCCATCGTGAGCAACGATGTATTCATTGGCTGCCCAGGGATGTAGGTGCGAGAAGTTGGATTTAGCGCGGGAAATGTTGCCATAAGTTTTACTTAAAGGTGCCTCTATCAAAGATAAGCTGCTCAGTGTCATCGGCAAATACGGCATAGACTTGGGTGCGAGTCAATGCGTCCTGAAGACACCCGTGCCCTTCTGGGAACTGGAAGTAACGCCATGTGCCACTTGGCTCGTAGTAACCGATAAATAGCCTTCCCTTGTCTCCGCTGCAGAAACCATCTTTGTTGTCGGATTTAACAAGAATGCCACTGCCTGCCTCTGGTATGACATTCATGCTTTGACCAAACCCTAAGGTCCAATGCACGCGGTACTTAACAGCGTCTGGATGCACTACACCAGTACCGCCACCCTCTTCAGGGTCATTAACTGGTGGGGTTGGATCAGTCTCTCGGCATGGGGCAAAACCGCCCGGATTGGCAGGATCAGGGCAGCAGGTTTCTGCATACAGTTGCCAGCCAGTGTCGCCAACTCTTGTGGTGAAGGTTTGAGCCAGCGTGATTTGCTGCCAAGGCCCATTGTTGTACCTGCGATACCATGTCGTCTTTGGATTTTCACAACCACCATCTACAGTCATTTCATCGCCGTGATCAGGCTCTGGCGGGTCCAACGTCGGCTTGTCCGGATCCGGTTCAGGCGGGTTGCAGTCACCGTCATTGCTGCAACCCTCTGGCTCACCGGGGTCGCCCTCATCACGGTCATAATTGAAGTCATTGCCAGAGGGGATGTCGGGCAAGTTGCCACCTTCATCATCTAACTCATCGGTGTTAGTACGACGCCCAGAATCGTCACAACCAAAATCATCGCGGCCGGTATCAAGCACAGTCCCTTGCCCTTCAGCAGCAGCCACATCAATAGCAACCAGGCTGCGCCCTTGGGTGTCGACAGGGAAGTGAATCAAGTCCAACTCAACTGCGCCAGAAATAGTCTTGTTAATGCGCTCAACTTCATACAGGTAATTATGCTGCGAAGGTGTTTCAACTTCAGTCTCACGACGAAGGACCACTCGCACAATGTCTCCCAAAACAAGAGTCGTATTGTATGAATCTGGCTTGACCTTAATTCGCAGCGTGTGAGTAATGTATTTACGTCGGGCGATATAAAACATGCCAACCTTGATGGCGTGATTTTCGCTTGTGCAAAATTCACTCAGGTCGTACTGCTCAAATGGTCCGTCGGTTGCTTCGTCGGTATATCTGACTTGAGCAGTGCGGATGATGCCAATGTCGTCGTCAGGCTGCTGCCTCCAAAGCACTTGAGCAGTGATTGGCTTACGGTCAGCCAAAGGTATATATTCAATCTGAAAACCATCGGGAAGAATATGCTCTTCCGTAAAATCGAAGTCCCAGCTAACGGCTGTGGTTTGTATTGTGAAGTCTGTGTTGATTGGCAATGCCGGGCGTAAACCTTTTGCCCCGTTTTTATCGCTAACTCGCAGAAGAAAACCTTGTGCAGTTTTTTGCAGCCACTCCTCAAGGTTCGTGGACTGATTGAAAATGCCGTTGTAGTAGAAATTGTTGGTATTGGTGAAATTTGCGGCCAAGGTGAAAGCCGTTGTGTCAAGCAGGGCTTCAGGCAATCGGCTGCTTTGCCGGATTAAATACAACGCCAGATCGGCAATGTTATTACTAGGCCCAAGAGTGTCATCAAGAATCCGCGTAACTTGAATCCCCTCGCGGACAAAGCAATGAATCTGTCTGTCCCAAGTCTGATTTCCATCAGGAACGACCCTTTGGAAAGCAAGCGTGGTCATGTTGTCGTAGTTGCCGCTGGTGCCGCAATACAAAGGGCACTCCCATTTCTCTTTTCCAGAGACAGTAGTTATGTGATTGCCAGCGGTGAAAGTGCCAGCCCGACGGTCATACGTTTGCTTCCAAGTGCCAACACGGCAAGACCCTTGGAACACGTCGCGCAGCTGCAGGGCAGGGAGTTGGCCTTCACTCAATACCAAATGAAGGTCGACGGTCAGATCATTTGAGGTGCTGTCGTTTTCAAAACGCCCCTCTGTTGCCCCAGGGCTAACAAACACACCACCCACAGCAACACTGTCAACCGTTATGCGCCGCGTAAATATGATCGGAACTGGATCACCAATCACGATTGACCGTTGGCGCACATCAAGCGGCCCTGAAGCGACTGCGGCTGACTCTTTTAGTGGTGATACCACCAGGCCGCTTTCGCTAGGCAGTAAAGCCAGATATGTCCGGCTTGCTGTGATTGTGGATTTTCTGGTGAATGAACGTGGCATCAGTCAGCTCACATGCGGATAGGCGCCCCAACGAGCAAGGACGTGAATTTCCGTGGTGGCGCCTGTGCACCCGTTGGAGCAAGGCTAGACCCAAGAGAGAGGGTTATCAAACTGAAAGTGCCACTTGCCCCAATCACCTCTCCAACAAAAGTACCGATTAGATCCTGATCGGTTTGTGGTGCAGCACTGCCAAGGAGTGTATCGAATTCATATAATTTCAGCTCGCACAGATAGTTATCGTCAATCGCATCATCGACCAAGTTGACAACCAGATCAGTAGCGGGAAGATCAATAGTGACGCCAACATTTGTCCCGGGGGTGCCACCAATCATGCCGTTAGCAACAAACGGCTGATATGTCCAAGTAGCAGAGTCCCAAGTAATTGAAGTGCCAACATACCAGTTCTGCCAACGGTAGTAAGTCGTTGCGCCAGAGTAAATACGAAGATACTGAGCTTGACCGCGATTTGCCATCAGATCCCTTGGTAGCGGCGGGCGCCAGCACTGCGGCCGTTCATAAACACGTTAGACGCAAGA